TTCATTGCAGCCTGTTGACGGATTAATTCTCGGTCTGTATTCATTGCGGCATTTATCTCCGCACTTTGAATTTGTACACCATATTTCAATTCTAGCTCATATCTACGCAAAATACCATCTTGTTCAACACGATCTCTTTCACGATCATCAGACATAATCATTTTCTGGCGTTCTAAATCCAATTCAGCCGCTTTCTTTTCAATATCTGCTTGAATAGATTGAACCTGTACTTGAGCCAACATCTCCTCTGGAGTGAGCTTTGGCTCTGGAGGTGGTGGCAACTGGAAGTCAACAGGTAACTGGTTAAAGTAATTCTGTGAATCCTTAATACCAGCCAACTGTAATAATTTACTTAATGTATTGGTGTATTGTGGTAAAGAAACAACAGGATTATTAACGCCAGTTTCTTTAAGAATCATTTCCTGACGCATTGCTACTTGATTCAAGATATTAATTCTGTCTTCAAGAGTGCCATCACCAACGCCCACATTAACAATTACATCCATATTGGCATCCCAAGAACGGGGGTCAATAGGCACGAATGTATTACGCAAGCGGATCATTCTCTCTTTATCTTGATTCTCAATAACGAGTTTCAAAATACCAGTAAATAGTTTACGTAAACCAGTTTCAGCAAATGTACGGGCAATCATCTCAATATGCTGATGTGCAGCATTAACAGTCGCAGATACTGCGGCTTTGGTAGTGCTTTGCAATGCGTCTGCATCTAGGCCAGAGGCGGCCTTAGAAATGCCTGTACGGGTCTGTTTAATGTCATCCAAGTAGTCAAGCATTGGGAATGCTGCCTGACCAACAAATGGAGTTGTGAATGGCTGAACCATGCCTGGCGCTCTCATGCGAATAACAGCACCAACTTCAGTATTCAACACATCATCCATGTTGGCTTGTCCCTCAACAATCGCTGTGCGAGGGTTAATAGCTTGAGCCAAAGAGTCTAAGATGCCACGTTGGACACTTGACTTGATGCGCTGAATATCCATGACCACATCAGCAGGACACATACCAAAAAAGGTATGGGGTTCTGGATCTGGGCAGAAGTCAGCAAACTGTCGTTCAGCAACAATCTCATTACGCATAACCTTATTGCCAGTACCAACTGTGCAGATCCTACGCATCTCCGCAATGCCATCTCCATCAAAGTCTACCTTTAAGTAGCCTTCAATGTAGAGAACACTCTTGCTTGATGGATCGCCATTGTTTGCAGTACTGATAACAGCAAACGGGTTACGGGCGGTGTACTCTTCGTTGTTGTCAAAGTCATTACCATTGCCAGCGACTTCAACCATTTCATCATAGTCATAGCCCATTGCGACTAGATCGGAAACAGTCTTCATAGTCCTGTGGCCTACAAAAGTAGCCTCATCAATGGACTTTGCTCTGCGGTCAATCAGGAACTCTTCTGGTGGCAGAGCCTCAATCTTTACCTTGCCAGATTTGATTCTGCGCTTGATCTCCACGTCATACATCATGGGAGGAGGAGTCATAATTCCTTGGGCAAGATTCTGTTCTGCCATGCCAGGAATTGGATACTCACGTACCGCAGAAATTTCAATATCTGGGTCTTGAGTCAAGAACATCATTGTCTGCTCATCAAGCATAGAGAAAGACTCTGCCTTAACTTCTACAGACTCATCCCACCAGTACTTCACAATACCTACTTTGCGTACCAAAGCATCTTTAAATGCTGAGTGCAAAATCTTAAAGCCTGGGTTATCACGCTTAAAAATAAAGTCAACATAGTCTGTTGCTTGTTCGGCAGAAGCAATGTCTTCTGGCCCTTGTGGGGCGAACTCAACCACACGCTCTGGGCCAAAGAAAATACGCATCAGGCTTGGCAAAATGCCTTGCACAGTATCACGTACATCCATTGACACTACTTGTGAGCGACCATCCTCTTCGTTACCAAAAGGTAAGCCATAGTAGTATTCAGTAGCTAATGCACGATTGCCACCAATGTCATCATCTATGAAAGAAATTGCGTCATAAATTTCAGAAGAAACAACGCCTTGAAGTTCCTCTTCAGACATTACCTCATCTTCTTGCATTTCGCCCTGCAAGGTTTCAGCCATCAACATTGGGTTTTCTTGTTTCATTTTAATTCCTTATCGACCGCCAATATAGGGAAGAAGTCCCTGTGATGCACCGCCATAACCTTGGAGTAGTGATGGGATGCCACCCATGTAGTTATTAGCCATACCGCCACCCATACGAAATTGTTGAGGAGCCATCATTTGCTCATCTTGTTGACCTTGGGGACTGAAAGCATACTTGTATGCGCCTGACAACATATCGCCAGCAGTAGCATTGGGATTTGTCATGGTGTTATAGGCTTGCATTGTTGGTGCAATAGCTTGATTGCCCATCCCACCAATAGTGCTTCCTAAACTTTCCATTGCAGTAGGTGGAGCCATACCACCAGAGGCAACTGCTTCTGACATACCAGCACCTGCTTCAGCAACGGCAGGTAAAAATGATTCCATTAGTGCAGCTAAGAAATTCATTGCTCTTCCTCTATGTCGTATTCGGTCTTAGCCATCATCAACATATTCTGCTGATTTTTGGTCATCTTCTTGGTGATAGGACCACCAGATAGCCATGCTGAACAGGTACGCTCACCTGCACACTTAAAGTCAAACAGTTCACAGTATCCAAGATTAGCTGCACCCTGTACGTCTTTGGCATAGCCATCAGTCTCTTCATCAATACCTTTTAGGATGCAATCTAGCATCTCAGGGGTTTGGATAAAGGCAGCGCAGTTACCGCAACGCATCTCTTGAACTTCATCAATAGATACTGTCCACATATCAGCAAGGTTCTGCCAGTACTCTTCGTTATCTTCTTCGGGGTTTGCAGGACCATAGTCAACATTCTTGATCGCCCAATTACGATTCTTTAGGTTGAACTTGATGTCATAGGTTGCGGTTGGGCAGTTCATTTTTTATTCCTTGCAGAAATAGCTTTAGCTTTCGCTCTAGCATCTGCTTTACTGCTTGCACCCCACGCATTGAGGCTTAGAAGCAATCTAGTTGGCTTTCCATCTTTGTACTCAGGACCATCGTTTCCCGCCATTCTTGCAAGGAAACTAGCTCTACGTGGATTATCACCAGACTTGACGGGCGCTTTAATGTTTTGGCCTTGTGCTTTTAAACTTGCACGACCTTTAGCATTTAACCCCCCTTTGGGGTTTTGCCCTTCTTTTCTAGTCCACGCTGCGCTCATTTTTTCTTGGCAGTTTTAGCCGCTTGCTTAAAGTCTTTAGCAGTTGGCGCACCTTTAGTGCCAGGCTTTCGCATCTTTTCTTTAGAGCCAGCTTTAATTCGTTCTTGTTTGGCATTAATGTTGGCATAGAGTCCAGGTTTCATAACAACTCCGTAACGCTAATTGTGGAAGCAGTAACACCAGAATCTTTAATAACAGCAATCTTGTCACCAGAAGCCACGGGGAAAATTTCAGATGTATTGTTTGCCAACATTGGGCTTGTCGTAATACTTGCTGTTGGTGCAGATCCAAACTGTATATGGCAATGGCCTAATGAACAAGCAACTCGAACATGAGTTGTTGAGGCCGCAAAAGCAGTACTTGCAACACTAGAATTTGTTACTGTAAAAACTTGTGTCGTACCAATCCTAAAAACATTAGGAATGGTATTTCCATTGTTATCTCTTGTTAAGAAAGCCATGATTACTCCTTAGTTTATTTCTTACTGCGGTTAGTAGCAGTTCTACCACCACGCTTTGGCATGGCACGAGACTTACTCATAGCGATAGCGACAGCTTGGTCACGGGATTTAACCTTGTCACCAGAGGAAGACTTGAGCTTGCCTCGCTTGTATTCGCCCATTACCTTGCCAATCTTTTTGGCTGCTTCATCCATTTTCATAGGGATCTCCTAAAAGGTTTGTCAATACTACCATATTGTGTTAATAAAAAAAAGAGCTACTTTTTTAAGGTAGCTCAAAATGGCAACGGCAATCAGACCAAGCCTCGGATCAACCTTTTAATCGGTTTACCCCAAGACAGGTTAGACCCCCAAGAGATGGTGGCGGCATCTGAGGCAAATGTCAAGACAAATGCGTCAGCCATGTCGGGAGATTTGAGTCCCCTGCGTCTAATATCGTCTTTAGATTCGATTTTTATTTTGCCATTAGATGTAAAGGTGTACCTTACAGTCGCCAGTTCAGCAATGAAATCTTCATTGTTAGGTATCTTGCAGTCCCTTTTCTCAAGCCAAGCCTTGGTTTTATGCCAGAGTTCAGCTCTCAGATTGAGATAAGTGCCACCCATAGCGGGGCTTTCAGACACGTTAATTCCCCGACAGGGAAGCTTTAGTTCTCTTAATCGGTCAACAACACCAGCGCCTAGGCCAATAGAGTCAACCAGAATCTCAGTAGGTTTACTCTTGTGGTCACAGGCTTCGTATTGGGCGACTACTGCACCTGTTAACTGCATCAGATCGAGGTTCCTCCACCTCTCAAGAGTGTGTACAACATTAGACTGACGTTTACATAGAACTGAAGAATCGGAGCCAAAACGAGCCACATCGAGTCCCCAAATGATCGGAGCATCTTCATAAGCTCTTGTATCCCTGTGTTTAGCAGACTCAAGCAACTCCATAGGAATAATTGTGTCATCATCGCTCCTTGGGAATTCACCCAGAACCCTGATCCGATAGGCATTACTTTCCTCGCCATAACGAGATTTCATGTCTTCTACGTACTCTTTACTTACCCGAGTAGAGTCAATACAGGATACTCTCTTAGTCCACCACTCATCTTTGAGCCGATTATGGGTGTCAAAGAAGAAGCCAGAAGACCTAACGGGATTCCCAAGTAGGATAGTCAAAGCGTTATGGCCTGACATAGAACCAGCAGCGGCCTCAAATACTGCCTCTGGAACACCAGAAGCCTCATCTGCCACCAACATGACGTTCTCAGAGTGGACACCTTGTAGGGCTTCGGGTTGTTCAGCACGAGAAGTACGGGCAGAGATGAATGCCTCGGTAGCGGAAGCCTTGAGTTCTATCCTCTCTTGTTTGACATCAAGTAGGTCTTGGATAGGTTGGGGTAGCTCCTTAACCCACCTTTTAAGCTCGGCAAACAAAGCGTCATACAGTTGGGCAGAAGTTGGGGCAGTAACCACTACCTTAACAGGATACCTGGTCAATAGGAACCAAAGCATTGCCCAAGAAGCGGTGGTTGACTTACCCACTCCGTGACCAGAACGAATGGAGATCTTTCGCTCACCAGAGGCCACAGCAGTTAAAAAGTCTTGTTGCCAATCATCAGGCTCTACTCCTAGGACCTCTTTAACGAACAGAACAGGGTCATTCCTGTATAGGGTGATGAACTGGATAAATGGGTTATGTGCCATTGTTTTCCAAGGTTACTACTTCAGCCTTACCCATGTGCTTTAAAGCTTGGAGGTGTAGATCACCTAAAGAGATATTGACTTGGGTCTTTGCGGTGTCTCCATAGTTCTCAGGGTCAAGTTTAGAGGCCATCCACTTACGGGTGTCAACTTGGAGTCTGGCTTTGTTAACTCCTGAGTTACTTGTCTCATCTGCTTGGTCAGCAATATCCAAAGCCTCTTCTGCCAGTTTCTCAGCCTTTAGCTTACGAGCAGCAAGTACAGCATCTCTACGCTCATCAGTATGGTTGATCCAGAAAGAAAGCATGGGCCTAGAACACTCTATGAACTCTGCCAAGCGTCCAATGGTCATTCCTTGAGAGATATGTGCGGTAACGAACTCTATCCCTCCAAGCTCTTCTATCTTCTTCTCCAACGCTCTCCTCATAGGAAATCCTGCCATATCTTCTCCTTGATTTAATGGATACAAATTCTAAACTATAAAAAAATTTTTTGGAGGGTTATATGTGTACGCAAACAACGTAGGGGGGTCTATAGCTCAAATGCTATACCGATATGTGTTTATGTCCCCTGTCACAGCGCCCCCTACTTTTACTCAAGGGGGGGTAAACCCTTACTGGTAAACCCTACCCTTACGTACTAACCCTTAAGGGTAAACCCCTAGGTAGAAACCCTATGAGGGTAAACCCTACTGTATGTCGGTCCAGTACTGTATGCCTATCCAGCTCCTGGGGTAAACCCTTATAGGGTAAACCCTTGGTCCTGAGGTTATGCGGTTTTTGCATAGTTTGTCTCATGGGCGCATAGAGCTGCAATGCATCGATGTCTAAAAGGTTCTTAATTAGGTTTCATGGATTAGGCTAACAGTAACCCAGCCCTTACCCGTTCCCCTTATGTATCCTTCTATATCCCCTTATCTATCCCTCATTACAATTGGATCCCTTGTTA